CCTGACTTCCACCCTCCTCTTCAGGCTCACCTTGTATTGGAATCCAATCCGCCCTCCAGGCTCACGCCGTGTTGGAAACGAACCCCTTCTCCAGGCTCATTCTGTATTGGACAATTCTACGAGTGTAGCGCGGTCTTCTCCACCCGCTACAATGAAATTCTGTAGCAACCTGATAGCACGCTAGCGTGTTGGCGCGTAGCATCGGGGGTATGACGATACTTCCCCCGATGGAGCAAGCGGCACTGACCGTTGAGAGACTGCGATTCGCGAGCGCCGTTCGAGCGCGACTGACCCTGAAAGGCTATGCCAACGATTGGCGATTCTTCGCGGCGTGGTGTGCCGGCGTGCAGCGGTGCGCGCTGCCGGCGACGGGTGAGACGGCCGCGCTGTACGTCACGCAGATGCTCAACGACGGCAAGAAGATCACCACGGCCCTGCGGCATGCCTGCGCGATCGCATACTTGCACCGTGCGGAGGGGCTCGAATCGCCGTGCGACGGCGAGGTGTGGGATCTGCTGAGGGGGGCGCAGCGAATACGGCACGAGCGGCCGGTGCAGAAGGCTCCGCTCGGCATGGAGCAACTGCGGGCCATCTGCGCGCGCCTGTCTCACGAGTGCCTGATCGACGTACGTAACCGGGCGATCCTGCTGCTCGGCTTCGCGACGGCGTTGCGGCGGAGCACACTGGCAAAGCTCGACTTGGCCGACGTGAGTCTGGATAACCGTGGGGTGACGATCTTCGTTCGATACGAGAAACAGGACCAGGCCGGAATCGGGCGCGCGATCGCCGTTCCATTCGGACACGATGGGCTGTGCGCCGTCTCGGCGTTGCGGGAGTGGTTGGAGCGCCGCGGCACGTGGCCGGGTCCGCTGTTCGTGGGAACTCGCGCGGGTCAATCGCGCCGGCGACTGCACAGGTACACGATCGCGATGGTCGTGAAGCGGTGCGTGAAATTGATCGGGCTCGACGAGAGCCGGTATGCGGGGCACTCGCTGCGCGCCGGCTTCGTGACGGAGGCGATCGGACGCGGGCTGAGCGACGTGCTGGTCGCTTCGCAGACGGGACACCGGTGCCTGGCCACACTGCGGAGATACTATCGGCCGACGGATCCGTTCCAGTCGAACGCCTGCGCGCTGATGGGGCTGTGAGGTCATGCTGCGCTTGGGGCGCCTGCTAGCGCGGCTTCGCGCGCCTTCTTCCCTCGTTGGGCATTGCCGATCCTGGCGGCTTTGCTCTTCAGGGCCTTGATCTCGTCGGGAGTGTAGCGCTCGCCGATTACGCGATTCGCTTTCTCCGCGTTGATGGTCGCGATGATAGTCCGCGCTTCCCGAATCTGTTCGGCGGTGTACCTCGATTTCATCTTCATGAATGATACCCGATTTCTCGCTCTAGCGCGCGGATTTATTTAGAGTAGCCACTCGCTGGCTACCTCTGGACGGCTCGGAGTAGCCAGCACACGGCTACAAGCGTTTTGCTGGCAGGAATAGACTTAGCGATTTAAGGTAGCCATGGGGCGCCGGCGTATTGAGACTCTTGAGAGGAGAAGCCGCTACGCGTCTTCTTGGGGCGGTTCTCGGGACTGTCTATGAAGCCTTATTCGTCGTCGTCGTCGGGAGAGGACGACGATGATGAGGGTCGGAAGGTAGCCAAGAACGGCTACACCAACTCAGGCATGGTGAGTGAGACTAACGGAGGTGGAGTGGACGCGACCGAAGACCACCTCCTGAATGGGCTGGGGGAGTGGTGTGATGGCACTCGAGCCCGCAAAGAAACTGCCCATGGTTGAATATTGTAAATGTTGGCGCGTGGCTTTCTTATCCCCACCGATGTGGGGAGAGGGCAATCTTACAGTTAGGTGCCGCACCTCACCAATTGCGCGGCGGTCTAGGCGATCTTGGTCACCACCTGGCAATAGGGGCATTGGTCGGAACCGGGCATGTGTAAGCCATGCTGGTGAGGACCGCTGATGTGCAGGCTCTCCGGGTGCTGCATGACGTAGAGGATCAGTTGCCGATCGTCGGCGAGGCCGGTCTTGCGAGTCAAGCGGAGAATGTGAGTGCGCGCCGTCTTGGGTCGGATTTCCAATTGGGCGGCAATTTCCTTGTCGCTCGCGCCGTGACATATCAAAGAAAGAATGAACCGCTCGCGAGGGCTGAAGCGCACAAGGGTTTGGGTGAAACGCTCGATGGAAGCATCGATGCGGGTACTTTCGAAACTCCGAGGGGGGGTCACATAAGCCAGATTTGTGGTGGGCCAGTCGAGCAAAACGCCCACTTAGTGGCATTTTAGCCGAAAACCGGGCATTTTGCCCAATAATGCGCATTTTGCCCATAACGCCGGAGGCGGGAACGGGCGCAGTGTGAAGGTGTGAGTATCTCAATCGAGATGAAGCCGGCGAAGTCGACGGCAATCTCGGCGCATGGGTACGACCCTGCCACCAAGACGGCCCGCATTCAATTTGTCAACGGGCGAACGCACGATTATCCGGATGTCGAGCCCGAGGAGTACCAGCGACTCGCAGAGGCCGAATCGCTCGGCCGGCATTTCAATCAACATTGGCGCGGGTCGGCGCACACGAGGATTTCGTGACGCCGAAACTGACGCTGGCGCAACGCAGAATGATCGACGAGTACGCGGATGTGCGCGCGGCGGCGGCGGCCTGGAAGCCGGCGACGAATCCGCATGCGGCGCGCCTGGCGCAGTTGTCCGCGGAAATCGGAAGACTCGCGGATTTGCAGCCGGCGGATGCGGAAGTACTCCTGGCAGGTTTCCACTTCTCGGTACCGGTGAGCATGAAGCGGATCCGGCGGACGATCAAGAGCCTGCCGGCGCTATTCGCGAGACTGGGCAACGAGTGGGTGATGAAGCACTGCGCGCCGGGCCTGGGCGACGTGGACAAAGTGCTGGAGCCGGCGGAGCGAGCGGAGTACATCGACGAAGCGCGGACGTTATCGCGGATCATCGGCGAGCCGGTGCAGGCGCAAGCGAAGCGTAAGGCCGCATAGAAGCGGCACAGCCTGGCGGAGCGGGCTCAAAACTACCCCGGTCTAGTGGCACCGACAGGAGAACCACGCATACAGAGAGCGAGCGAGTGCCGGTGATGTGTGGCGAGCGGTGCCTGGAGCTGGCGGACGGGGCGCGGGTGGCGCGGCTGGCGAGGGCGGCGAACGCGGAGCTGGTGAGACGGCGGCGGGACGGGAAGCTGGTCGAGATACAGCTCCACGAAGCCGGGGACGACTCGGCGAAACGCGCGCGCCTCGGCAATCCGCGGCGCTATTCGCACGATCACGAGACAGACGACAATCCCGAGAACGTATGGACGCTGCGGGAGATTCCGAGCAAAGCGCGGCCGGTTTTCCTGACGGTCGTGGCAGAGAGTTTCGGCGGGGTGTTGCATGAGTGAGACGGGAGCGGACTGAATTGGCGATCGCTGCGCGCGAGATCACGCAAGGGATGGCGACGGCGGCGGCGGCGCCGTATTGCGCGTATTGCCACGGGTTCGGCTCGCGGCCGCTTCGCTTCGGGAAGTCCGTCACGTGCAATTGCGTGTTGCGGGGCGTCTTCCGGGCGTGCATGCGCAGATACGAAGAAGTAACCGAGATGGTCGGACAGACGTGCGGGAAGGTGTGCCTGGAAGTGTACCAAGGGCACGCCAAGGTGGCCCTAGGCTACGGCAACAAGAACGCCGAATATAGAGCCGACGTGGAGCTAACCGCGCTGCGTGTGCTGACCGCCGACGAGCTGGCCTTGTTCAAGCTGCATTTCCTGGCCGGGATCGACTGGCACGGGTGTTGCCGGAAGCTGAAACTGGATCGCGGGAACTTCTTTCACAAAGTGTACGTGGTGGAGCGGAAAATGGGGCGGGCGCTGGCGGAAGCGGGCGTCTACCCGTCGCGCACGTATTTCGGGGGAGTGTTCCTCGAAACGGGGCAAGTTGGCATGTATCACGTGATGGGAAGGGCGGCATGAACCCGAGCTGGTTGCCTGGAATCGTCGGGTCGGCGCTGACTGTGGTGAACCTGATCTGGACGGGGCTGAATTTGCAGATGCGCGCGGATGTGAAGGCGGCGTTGTCGGAACAGACGTCCGAGCTGAAAGCGTGGATGGCGGAGTTCTACGTGTCGAAAGAGATCTACCATCTGCGCCGCAAGCCCGAGGGCGAGGGAAGCGAGTAGTGGATCTGGGCAAGGCGCTATTTCTCTCGTTTGTCACTCTGATGGTCGCGGACTTGATCGAGGCCATAGACAAATGGTTGAGCGGTGGCTAAAGCGCGGCCGAGCACGAGAGCCAGGGCGCGGGCGTTTCTGGCGGCATACCGGAAGACGTGCAACATCACGGGATCGGCCGCGGCGGCAGGGATCAGCCCACGGCAACACTACCGGTGGCTGGAGAAATACGCGAAGTACGCGGCGGAGTTCGAGCGGGCGACAGTCATCGCGGGCGACTACCTGGAGAGCGTGGCAGTGAGGCGCGCTGCGCTGGGGTGGAATGAGCCGGTGTTTTACCAGGGCCGGCGATGCGGGAGCGTGCGGCGGTTCGACGGTGGACTGATGCAGTTCCTGTTGCGCGGGGCGAAGCCGCAGAAGTACAAGAACACGACCGAGTTGACGGGGAAGGACGGCGCGCCGATCGCGGCGACGCTCGAGGTGGTGTTTCTGAAACCTGGGGCGCCGGCGACACCGTGAGAGCGGAGTTTCCGGAGAAGGTCCAGTTTCTCTTCGAGCCGCACGACTATAAGGTCCTCTTCGGTGGGCGCGACGGGATCAAAAGCTGGTCGATCGCGCGGGCGCTGTTGATTCTGGGCGCACAGACCCGGGTGCGCTGGCTGTGCGCGAGAGAAACACAGCAATCGATTGCGGAATCGGTGCACTGGCTGCTGGCGGACCAGATAACACGGCTAGGCCTAGCCGATTTTTACCGGGTGGAGAAGGCCCGGATCGTGGGCACGGTGGAGCATAAGACCGGGATGTACGGCCGGCCGATTGAGACACCCGGCGCGAGCGAGTTCGTGTTCGCCGGCCTGAAGCACAACGTCAACCAGATCAAATCCTTCGAATCGCTGGATGGGGTATGGGTGGAGGAGGCTGCGAACGTCTCGAGGAACTCGTGGGAAGTAGTGATTCCGACCATTCGCAAGGAAGGTTCCGAAATCTGGGTGAGTTTCAACCCAGAGCTTCCCTCCGACGAAACCTTCCTGCGATGGGTGACCAACCCGCCGCCGGGCGCGGTCGTGGTGCGTACCAGCTACGAGGATAACATCTGGCTTTCGGAGACATCGAGGGCCAAGATCGAGCACTTACGGGCGAGCGACCCGGAGACCTTCGACGTGATTTACGGCGGGGCGACCAAATCGGCGATCGAGGGCGCGATTTACAAAGCCGAAATCGCGCTCATGGAAAAAGAGGGGCGCATCACCAAAGTGCCCTACGATGCGACGGTCCCGGTGCACACGTTCTGGGATTTGGGGTGGGGCGATCTCTACTCGATCTGGTTTGTGCAGGCCTTCCCGTTTGAGTGTCGTCTGATCGACTACGCGGAAGGGTGCCATCAGTCGGTTGCGGACTGCGTGAAGCTGCTCCAAAGCAAGCCCTACGTCTACGGGACGGACTACCTGCCGCACGATGCGACTTCGCACAACATGGCGACGGGCAAGTCGGTCGAGGGAGTCATGCGGTCTCTGGGCCGCAAGGTGACGGTCCTGCCGCGGCTGTCGATAGCCGAGGGGATCAACGCAGTGCGTACGATCTTCCCACAGTGCTGGATCGATGCCGAGAAATGCGCGGATGGGTTGCAAGGACTGAGGCGCTACCGGTACGGAGTGGTCGAGACACTGGGCGTGCCGACGAGAGAACCGCTGCACGATGCGGCGTCACACCCGGCGGATGCGTTCCGCCAGATGGCGGTAGGAATCAAGCCGCCGCGGAAGCAACCGCCGAAGGGGGCGCAGGCGCCGCGGCCGGTATCGGCGTGGTCATAAACATGACAAATAATCGAGAGTCTCATGCCTACGACTGGCGGAAGGGCGGCGAGCAATCGGCGCCGGCGAAGAAAGCCAGAAAGCCAGAAAGCACGAAAACGGCGAAGTCGGCGGGGGAGCTGACGGCGGCGAAGCGGAAGGCGCAGGCTACCTCGACGTTCGGGGTGCCGGCGGCGCGGAAAAAGAAGATCGACGCGAAGGCGGACGGGATTGTGGGGGAATAGATGACGCTACGCTGGCGTACACGCAAATGGAGCTACCGGATCCGTTTCTGGCGGGGCTGGATATTGGCGACAATGCGACGGATTCCTGGGGGGGAATAAATGGGACACGCTTACGATTTCCGCGACAACGAAGGGCCGAAGGGAACGAAGATGCCGTCGGCCGGGCCGAAGACGCTGAAGCGGCTCGAGGTGACACCGGGCAAGAACGGCGGCCACTCGGTCAATCACGTGTTCAACTACAACCCTGGGCCGGGGCCGAGCCATCCGGACGAAGAGCATATCTTTGGCGCGAGCGAGGGGCCGAAGCTGATGGCTCACCTGCAGAAGCATTTGGGGATCAAAGCGCCGGCGCCGCCTCCGGTACCGGCGGCTGGGCCGAGCGCGAACGCGCTGGCGCAGTGAAAGCGGCGGTCAATCCTATCGCGGCGGGGCGGCTCCGGCTGGTGTGCGTGAAGTGCACGCGAGAGGCGACGATTGCGGCTACCGAGCGCGCGGTGATCGCGGCGAAAGAGAAGGGCTGGGTGTGGGACGGCGGCGGGGTGGTCTATCCGCGGTGCCCGACCAGCCGGCAGGTCCTCGCGCGCCGGCGCGCGAGGACCTGAGAGAGCACGACCATGTGGGAACTCGACGACGAGCCGACGGTCAACGAGTTACTCGGCAGTTGGTATCTGACCTGCCGGCGGCCAAAAGCCAGACCTCGAAAGAAGCGGCAGGCTGAGGTCTGCCCCAGCAAACCATGTCGAAGGTAACCAGACAAGACGAAGCGCTGTTGAAGGAGATACGGGACAACTTCGACTATGCGGTGAAGTTCTGGCAGGACACGCGCGACGAGGGCGACATCGACATGCGCTACGCGTCCGGGGATCCATGGGATCCGAAGGACAAGGGGGAACGGAAAGCGACCGGGCGGCCGTGCGTGGCGTTCGACGAGCTGAACCAATACTTGAACCAGCTCATCAACGACGTGCGGCAGAACAAGCGCGCGGTGAAGGTGAACCCGACGGGCAGCGGGGCGACGGACAAGACGGCCGAGTTCCGGGGCAACCTGATCCGGCAGATCGAGTACTCGAGCCGGGCGCAAGCGGTCTATTCGCAGGTGATGGAGAACGTCACGCAGCGCGGGTACGGATTCGCGCGAGTGTCGAAGCGATACGTGGCGCCGGACTCATTCGACCAGGAGCTGGTGGTCTCGCCGATCGCGAATCCGAACACGGTGTGGCCGGACCCGGACGCGAAGCAGAAAGACCGCTCGGACATGGGCTGGTGCTTCGTGACGGACCTGATCCGGCGGAGCGATTTCAAGAAGCGCTGGCCGAAAGCGACGATCACGGATTTCTCGACCGAGCAGCTCGCCGAACTGCCGATGTGGATCAAGGACGACTTCATCCAGATCGCGGAATATTGGAAGGTCGAGAAAGAGACGCGGACGCTGCTAAGCCTGGACATCGCCAGCGGGTTGCATGTGTTCGCCGATGAGCTGGAAGGCGCGGAGATCGACGACGAGACGGTGAAGCTCGGCAAGGAGGTGGACCTGGGCCACGGCGTGACGGTGCCGCGCGGCACGCACAAGATTCTGAACCAGCGGGAGAGCGAAGAGCGGCACGTGGTGCAGTACCTGACCAACGCGGTGGAGATCCTCGAGGAGAACCCGCAGGACGGCAAGTACATTCCGATCGGCTGCTGCTACGGCAAGGAGAAATACGTCAGTGAGGGCGGCGGGGCGAAGCTGGTGGTGGAATCGCTGATTCGGTTGGCGCGCCAAGCCTACATGGCGTACTGCTACGCGCAGACGACCGGGCTCGAGCTGCTGGGCATGATGCCAAAGGCGATGTGGCTGGCCTGCGAGGGCCAATTCGAGGGCCACGAAGACGAGGTGACGCCGATAGGCCACGCACCGCGGCCGTTCCTCTACTACAAAGCGAAGACAGACGAGACGGGAGAGGCGATCCTGCCGCCTCCGCAGTTCAACCACTGGGAAGTGCCGCTCGAATCGGTGCAGGTTCTCACCGAAAGCTACAAGCGGGCAATTCAGAGCGCGCTGGGGATGTACAACACGTCGGTCGGGAAGCACGACACGAACGCGCAATCGGGCGTGGCGGTGCGGGCGCTCGACGATCAATCGAGCCAGGGGTCTTTCCACTTCATCGACAACTTCGACGGCTTCCTGGAACACATGGGCCGGATCATGAACGACCTGATCGACTACGTCTACGACACCAAGCGGGACGTGGGCATTCGCCTGGCGAACGAAGATCACAAGGTGGTGCGGATCAACGAGCCGTTCAAGGATCCGGAGACGGGCGAGGAATATCACTACCGGATCGGCGAAGGCAACCACTCGGTAACGATCACGACGGGGCCGAGCACGCAATCGCAGAGAGACGCGGCGAACGCGTTCGCCGACGGGTTGACGCAGAACCAGGCGATCATGCCGCGTATCGGCGACTTAGTCGTGAAGCTGAAGAACCTGGGCCCGATCGGGGACGAGATTTCGAAGCGTCTGGTACCGCCGGACATCGCGGCGCAGGAAGGGCAGCAAGGGCCGCCATTGCCGCCGGCGGCGCAGCAGACGATGGCGCAGCAGAAGCAGACGCTGATGCAGCAGGCGCAACTGATCGCGGAGCTGCAGAAGCAACTCGAAGCGAAGCTGCCGGACGTGCAGGCGAAGGTGGCGATCGCGACTCTTCAGGAAGAGACGAAGCGGCTGGCGATTCAGAGTCAGATTCGGATTGCGGAGCTGCAGACGGGCGTGCAGTCGGCGGTAGCGAAGCTCGAAGCGCAGGTGGGCGCTATTCAGCACGCGATGGACACGGCGGATTCGCAGGCGGACCGGGATCACGAAGCGGCGCTGGCGCAGCAGCAGCAGGAAGCGGCGGCGGCGCAAGCGGCGGCTAATCCGGCGGCGGCTAGTCCCGGAAGTGCACCGGCTCCTCCGGGTGCCTGACGAGCCAGCGATAAGCCTCGCGCTCACGCGCTTCATGGCGCCGTCGGGCGGCCGGGAACAGAAAGAGCCAAAAGCGCTTCCAGAGCGGCATGGGGCGGAGGGTCATCGCCCCATCTTAACTCGCCCAACGCGGAGGGCGTAAAAGACCGCGAGTCGTAAGGAGAAGAGCGTATGGCAGACGAAACGAATGCGACCTCGTCAGTCGCGATAGAAGCGCCGAATTCGTTGGACACTTTCACCGGGAAGCAACGGGACGAGTGGCTGATGAACGGCACACCACAGCCGGCAGACGAAGCGGAATCGGCACCCGCGGAAGGTAAGGAAGGGCAAGCGTCCGAGCCTGCAAAGGCTGAACCAATCGCACCGGCGACGGACACCGGAAAGAAACAGGAGCCGAGCTTTGAAAGGGCGCAGCGTCGCAAGGGCGAACTGAGCGCCGAGATCCAGGATTTGCTTCGACAGCGGGCGGAAGCGCGCGCGGGATTGGAAGCCGACCTGGCAGCTGGGAGGACGAAACCCGCCGAGAAGGCCGCGGAATCGGCAACCGCAACCCAGCAGCCGGCGGACGGGCGGCCAGTGCCGCCGGACCCGGAGAAATGGACCGGGACGTGGGAGCAACTCGATACGGCGAAACTGAAGTACCTCGAAGAGCTGACGGACTGGAAGCTGAAGCAACCGGAGCGCGATCGCCAAGCGGCGGAGCGAGTGGCGGCGGAAGTGGAAGCAGCGAAGCTCAACGAGGTGTGGCAGGAACGCAGATCGGCGGCGATGGAACTGGACCCGGAATACAAGGCAGCCGACGAAGTCCTCGGCAAGTTTTTCGGATTCAGGGGCGTAGCGCCGCTCATCATCGAGAGCGAAGTCGGGGCCGAGATCGTGATGCATTTCTACCGGTTGCCGGTGGAAGAGCAGAAGCGAGTGGCAGGGCTATCGCCGGCGGGGCTGGCACGCGAGATTGTGCGCGTGGAAGCGAAGCTGAGCGAAGCCAAGCCGGAAGGCCAGCTCGAAACGAAGCCCATAGCGACTCCTCAACCGAAGAAAACGAGCGCAGCGGCCAAGCCGGCTACCGAGCTAAGTGGCAGGAATGCCACGAACACGGTGGACGAGGCGGAGCAGGCGCTCGAAGCCGGCGACTTCGCGCGCTACAAGCGCGTGATGGACGCCCGCGCGATCAGGAAGAACTGAACTTCTCCTGACGCCGCGCAAAAGGGAAAAACGTGGCGAATAACTTTCAAGTCGTCGATTGGTTGACGATGGAGGGTCTGCGGACCCTGGTCAACAAATTGGCGGTATCGCAGTACTTCAACACCGACTACAACAAGGAGTTCACGAAGGAATTCGCGGTCGGCGAGAGCGTGCGCGTGAAACTCCCGCAGCGCTTCAAGGTTACGAGCGGGCTGGGATATCAGCCGCAAGCGATCGACCGGCGCTATACGACGGTTATCGTGGACCAGATCCTCGGCGTCCACTTCGAATGGGACTCGGTGGAAGCGGCCCTGAAGCTGGAGCGCGGCCGGGACGCGATCAAGAAAGAGCTGCTGGATCCGGCGATGGAGCAGCTCGCGCAGGAGATCGACTCGCGTGCCGCGGCCTGGGCACTGGCCAACACCAACAACGTGGTGGGAGCGCTGGGCACGACACCCACGTCGTTCGACATCTACGGCCAGGCGCGCGCCAGGCTGATCGAGAACGCATGCACTCCGGGCGAGAAAGGCATGATCGTCTCGCCGCAGATGATGCGCACGATCGTCAGCAACAACCTGACGACCTTCAACCCGCAGAACGAAATCGCCAAGGCCTTCCGCGAAGGCTACTACGGGCACGCCCAAGGGTTCGAGTGGGACGAGAGCATGTCCCTCTACAGCCAGACGGCGGGAACGTGGGCCGGAGCGGTGACGGTATCGGCGAACGGCCTGAACAGCACTGGAGACGTGACTTCGCTTACTGTGGCCTGCACGACGGGCGACACGTTCAACGCGGGCGATGTAATCAGCATCGCGGCTGTGAATAATGCCAACCCGGTGACGCGGCGCACTACGGGGACGCTAAAGCAGGTCGTCATCACACAGAGCGTGGTGGGCGCCGCGAGCGCGGCTACACTGCAAATCAGTCCGGCCCTTTGCGGACCGGCCTCGCCCTATCAGAACGTGGACGCGCTGCCGGTGTTGAACGCCGCGCTGACGCTGTTCCCCGGCACGACGACTCCGAACGGCAAGAGCGGCATCAACGGGCTGGCGCTGAACCGGGACGCTTTCGCCCTAGTCGGGGTGAAGCTGGAAATCCCGAAGGCCTGCGAGATGTCGAGCCAGGCACGGGATCCGAAGTCGGGGATCTCGATCTCATTCGTGCGGATGTTCGATCCCATCACCAGGAAGATGGTCAACCGCTTCGACGCGTTGATCGGGTTCGGCAACCTTTACCCGGACAATTGCGCGGTGCGGGTGCTGAGCCTGCAATAGGCAGCCGGCGGGGAAGCGCCCGCGGCTTCCCCCGCCAATTCACAGGAGAGAAAACGATGAACAAGACATTGAACAGAATCGGAACATTGGCTGCGCTGCTGCTGCTGTCCTTCGGCTGCCTGCACGCGCAAGCGACGCTCAATACGACGACGCTCGCAAGCGCCTTGACGGCGACGCCGTCGAGCGCGTTGCCGGGCACTTCGACGGACGTGATCTACGTGGCCTCGACGTCGAACTTCGTGCAGAACTCGGTCGGGCAGTGGACCACGCTGCTCTACGTGGACTTCGAAGCTATGGACGTGGTGCAGGTGCTGAATTCGAGCACGGGCCAAGTTCGAGTGGTGCGCGGGGCGTGGGGCACGAAGGCCGGTTACCACAACTCGGGCGCACTGGTCTACATCGGGTACCCGAGCTACTTCGGCGGATCGGCCATGGCCGGCGCTGGGTTGGCGGGCGACCAGGGCGGCGCGTGCGTGGCCTCGACGGTGGCGGCGCTGCCTTACATCAACATCAGCGACGGCAAAATCTACAATTGCCTGAGTTCCGGGCAATGGGTTCAGACGGGATACGGCACGATGGGATCGCCGCCGTCGCAGTTGCAGGCGGACTTCTGCACCGGGACGGTGGGGAGCAACGAGACGGAGTATCTGAATGACGCGGCCTGCTCGGCCGCGACGACCGCGCTGGCACCGACGATTCAGGTATCGTACGGAACGCTCTACGGGCTACAAGCGCAGTCGAGCGCGAACGTGACGGGCGGCACAAGCAAAGACGTGCTGACGGTGTATAAGAACGGCTCGGCGACGGCGCTGACCTGCACCATGGCGGCGGCGACGAAAACCTGCAAAGACATCGCGCATTCGGTGGCCGTGGCGCCGGGCGACCTGATTACCTACCAGTGGGTGACGGCGGCTTCGGACACGGCGGCCAACGTGGGAGCTTCGGTCGAGAAGCAATAGGCGTTCGATTCTCCAAAGCTGGGGCGCGCCCGCGGCGCCCCGATTTTCGCAACGGAAAGGAAAGTCATGGGAGCAAAAGTATATCCGCACATGGTGTACCGGGCCGATGGAGTTTACCGGGTGGTGCAGAACGAAGAGGAATTGACCGAGCTGGGCGAGGGATGGCAGGAGAAGCCGTTTCCGCCGGCGCCGGCAGAGCCGGAATCGCCCACGACCGAGGAACGGCTGACGGCGCTGGAAGAGCGCGTGGAAGCGCTCGAAACGCGCAAGAAGAAGTAGGTCATGTCGATGACGCTACAGCAAGGGATCGTCGATCCGGCGTTCAAATCGCTGGGGCTGACCGCGACCGGCCGCACGATGGCGACGGGCGAATATGCGGACGCGCTGGACGCGATCAACGCGCTGCTCGATATGGCGAGCGCGGAAGAAGACATGGTCTACCAGTTGACGCATGAGTACCTTGCGCTGACCGGGGCAGCGACATACACCCTAGGCCCGGCGGGGACGCTCGCGACGGTGCGGCCGGTGCGGATTCGCGCGGCGGCGGTGATAGCGGCGAACAGCGCTTCCCAGGCGGTAGCGATCCTTCCAGCGGAGAAATACGCGCAGGCGGTGCTGGACCGAACGCTGATCGGCCTATTCGCGGATGTGATGGCGTGCGATTACGCGACGCCGCTGGCCAATCTCTATCTAAATCCGGCTCCTACCGCCGGCCAGCTCGAGCTGTGGAGCGTGAAGCCGCTGGCGAACTTCGCGGCGATGACCGACGTTTTGACGCTGCCGGTGGGGTACATCGAGTTTTTAAAATCGAACCTGGCGGTGCGACTGGCGCCGGCGTTCGCGGGAGCGAAGCTGACGCAAGAGACGGCGGCGCTGGCGCAATCGACGCGGGCAGGCCTGGCGAAGCTCTATCGGCAGACGTTGGGCGATCCCTTCGAACCGCCTTACGTGCCGCCGACGCCACAGCAGTACATGCCGATGCAGGCAGGGAGATAAGCGATGAGCCTGGTTTCCGACATCATCAACGACTCGCTGTTTTACATCAACGCGTACGGGCCTGGTCAAACGGTTTCGACCGACGACCAGACGTTCGCGCTGCGCTCGGTGAACCGGCTGCTGGATAGTTGGAGCGCGCAGAAGCTCTCTCCGATCGGGGTCAAGTATCAGCAGTATTTATTGACGGGGGCGGCCTCGTACACCTACGGAGTAGGCAAGACATGGAGCGCGGTGACGCGGCCGATCAAGATCAAGGCGGCCTCCTCGATCACGGCGAACAACATTGAGAGCGCGGTGCACGTCGTGACGGCGGAGGAGTGGGTATCAATTCGGGACAAGTCGCGCACGGGGTTGTTCATCCGCGACCTACTGTACGACGGCGGCTATCCGAGCGGGAACGTATACGTGACTCCGATGCCGGCCAGCGGGACATGCGCCCTGTGGACCTATGAAGCGATCACCGACTTCGTGAATCTGACGGATCCGGTGGTTTTGCCGCCGGGCTATGAGACGGCCCTGGTGAAGGCGTTCGCGATGGAGCTGTGCATTCCCTTCGGCCGGCCGATTCCGGAGGGGCTGCCGCAGATGGCGCAAGCGGCGATGCTGACGATTCAAACCTTGAACTCCGAAGTATTGGGCATACCGATGCCGGGCGCGCCGGCGCAACCGCCGGAACCGGGAGGAGGGAGACAGTGACGGTAGCGGACCTGATCAACTCGGCGGCGAAAGCGCTGGGGAAGTTGCGCGCCGGCGGCGGACTGTGCCCTTCCGAGCTGACCGACGGTCTGGGGGTGCTGAACGCGCTGGTGGATTACTGGAAAACGCGGCGATTGTTCGTCTACTCGACGAAGATCGACTTCTATGTCTTCAGCGGGAAAGCGCCGGCGGACGCCAACCAGCCGCCGATTTATCAGCTTGGGCCGGGTTCGACGGACTGGCCGGGGAGTGTGCGGCCGACGCGGATCGAGAACGCGAACATCTGCCTGACCGATCAGACGCCGGGAGTGTTCACTCCGGTGGAGATTCTGGATGCGCAGGGATGGGCGGCGCTCGGCCTGGAACAGATGCCAGTGACGATCCCAACCAAGATGTACTGCGATTATGCGTTTCCAAACGCGAATCTGTACTTCTGGGGTTATCCGACCATAGGCTACCTGCTACAGCTCTTCACCTGGCTGCAGGTGGCGCAATTTACGGGGCTGGGGGAAGCGATTGCGCTGCCACCGGGCTACTATGCGGCCTTCCTCTACACGTTCGCGGAGCTGGTGGGGCCGCAGTGGAACGCAGCGGTACCGGCAGCGGTGGTCGAGATGGCGCGGAAGGCACGCGCGGGCGTGCAAGGCCTGAACTCGACGGCGCCGCATCTGCGGACGGTCGATTCAGGGATGCCGACAAATGGGTCGGCAAGACCGACCTTCAATTACCGGACGAGAGAATTTTAGTCTGCATGGTCCGATTGTATGGAATTTGACGCGTTCACTTCCGGGTTTTACTCGTTCCCCTCGCTGGACGCCGCGAGCCAAATGACGATGAACTATTACCCGGACCTGGTGGAGGGATCGCTGCCAACGAGCGGCGTGCCGCAGGGGTCGGAGAAAGCACGCATGGTGCTGACGCCGACTCCGGGGATCAACACGTTCTGTGTGCTGCCAAAGGCACCAGTGCGCGGGATGGCGGCGGGCGGGGACGGGCTCTGCGCGGTGGGCGGCGACACGTTCTATGAAGTGAATTCCGACGGGTCGGCAACGGCGCATACGGGCATTAGCTTGGGCAACGACGGATTGCCGGTGCAGATCATCCTGAACGAGGGCGAAGCGGTGATCATGTCGGCGGGGTACCTGTTCTGCGACGGGTTTCCGACGGCTGGGGTGGTCACGCAATTCCAGTTCTCGGCGCAACTCAACGACCTGGTGGTGGAACCGGAGACGGGACTATTTCCTGGGGCGCTGACGGGGGACACGGGCGGGATATTCTACGACTCGGACGTGGGCAGCACGGTGGTTATCACGGGCGGCACCGTGGGGACGTGGTATCCGGGCACGTACGAGATTTACACGGTGAACACGGACGGGAGCGCGTTTCTGGGGCCCGGCGAGGTGCTCTGCGCAACCATGGGCGCAATGCAGGGGCAGGGGTACGAATGGCTTCGCAGCGGGACCACCAACACCGCGCCCGCGCCTGGTCCTTACCTGCTGGCCCACGCGACGGTGGGGCCGCCCGACTATGTGCGGGCCGCGCACATCGCCTACCTGGATGGGACGTACTTCGCGAGCGCGTACGCCAGCAACATCGTCTACTATTCCGCCAACGAGGCGGAGAGCAATCAACCGGGCGTGAGCTGGGATCCGCTGAATTTCTTCACGAAGGAGGCGTACCCGGACGCGGTGCTCGGAATGATTGCCGACCACGAGCAGCTCTACCTGTTCGGCGCCGAGCAATCGACCGAGGTCTGGAACGACACGGGAAGCGGGACGAACCCGTACCAGCGCAACGCGAGTTACATGATTCACTACGGGTGCCAGGCGGCATTCAGCGTGTGCCGGCTGGCGGCCGGCGTGGCGTGGATCGGCGGCGACGCGGCGCGCGGAATGCGGATGGCGTTTCTGGCGACGGGGTACGTGCCGCAGCGGATCTCGACGGCCGCGATCGAGAAGGCGTGGAACGCGTACACGACGGTAGCGGACGCGGTGGCGTATACGATCATCCAGGACGGTCACGAATTCTGGGTGATCAGCTTTCCGACAGCGGATGCGACCTGGGTCTACGACGCGACGCTGGCGCAATGGCATCAGCGCGGGGCCTGGAACGGGGTTTCGGGCTGGCACCGGCACGCCGCAGCGTATCACGCCTGCATCGGGATCGGCACGAGCGCGGAATCGCATTACGTGGGGGACTGGCAGCTCGGCAACATCTACAAGATGGCGGCGAACTATTACCAGGACTCCGGAGCGAACATCCACCGGCGCCGGCGGGCGCCGCATCTCTCGAACGAAAAGAAGCGGCGTTTCTATTCCCTGTTCGAACTGGATGCGGACAACAATAGCGACGCGATGCCGGACGTGGACCAGGAATCGCCGCGGTTGCGATGGTTGCGGCTGGGAGCGAGCCGGGACCGGATTTTCCAAGTGGACGACGACGGTAACGGGCATCTGACACTGAGTTATTCGGACGACAACTGCGTGACGTGGACGACGCGCAGCGCGATTGCTTTGTGGACGGGCCCGGCGAACCTGAGTATCACGGCGGCGTATCTGCAATACACGGAAGGGACGGGGTAGGTTTGGCAAATCCGACGTTTCCGACGCTGGCGCCCTTCTTCGCCGATCAGCCGTTTCACGCGCTGAGTGCACCCGTGATCGGGTTTTTCAACTCACTGGCAAGCGGGAGCGCCGCGGCGGGGGCCAGCGCGACGGCGGCGGCCGGCGCGGCGACTTACTCGCTCGAGGTGGTGGGAACGCTAGCGATCGCGAGCGACCAGGCGCCGAAGACGTACGTACTGGCGGATTTCACGCCATCGATATTGCGAGTGGACCTGAAACAAGCGCCAGTGGGGGCGAACCTGGTGGCGGTGCTGAGTTACTACACGACACCTGGCGCGGCCACGCTGGTGGCGACATTCACGGTGGGAGCGGGACTGCTGTTCGCCACAGCGACGAGCGCGGTGGCGGTGCCCTTGGGCGCGTTCTGGGAAGTGGACATCACGAGCGTGGGGACGACGTTTCCGGGATCGGGGCTGACGGTGACGGTGCAATGACGGCAATTGCGAAGCTCGATCCGCGGTATGCCATCAGCCTGAATGGATTCGACCGGCGCGGGGCGGCGGCTTCGATCAACCATGCGACGGCGACGGGATTCACGGTATCGGGCTGCTGGAGCGACCAGGCGGACTTCGCGGTGCTGTATCTGTGGAACGCGGACGACCTGTATGGGCACCTGTTCACGAGCCGCTACCTGCCGGACTTCTCACTGGCCTATGTGACTCTCGACTTCGACCTGGCGATTAGCGGAGTGATGAATCCGGCCAGCTCGAAATACCAGAGCGTGGCATGGGGCGCGCTGAGTTACATCACGAGCGGGGAGACGTTCGGGACGGTGGCGCTGCCGGCGCCGACGTCGACGACGGGCGGGGCGGCGGCGACGGCGAGCTTCACGGTGGCCGGCACGCCGGCGACGTACGACCGGGTGCAACTGGTCTACCTCGGTAACACGATCTTCGATTACATCTACAACCCGTCGGGGACCGGGGCCGCGACGCTCGATTTCTACTTCAACGATATTCAGGAGTCGACGCACAGCTTGACCATCGGACCGGTGGGAGGCCAGCACACTTACAACTACACGCAACTGGTGGGGGACACATTCGCCGAAGTGGCGGCCGGGATGATAGCGGCCGTCAATACGGGAGCGGACCCGTACGCGGTGGCTTCGAGCGGCGGGGCGGGGGTTGTGATCCTGACATCGAAGGGCACGGGCGGCGACGACGCACCATGCACGACGACGGAACCGGGAGCGCAGACTGGGACAGTAGGGAACAGCAGCGTCGGGACGGCGAGCTTCGATTTCTATAACTCGTATGGCGTGGTGCCGGCGGTGACGTTCGGCTTCTTCAACTCCTATGGGACCGGGTACAGCCACTACATCACGATCGGCACGAACACTTACACCCATGTGCAGCTCGCAACGGACGGCTCGGGAGACATCGCGACGGCGCTGGCGGCGCTGATTAACGCGGCGAGCGGGGACCCGAACGCAGTAGCTTCGGCGAGCGCGAACAACGTGACGCTGACGGCGATCGTGGGGACGGGGACGACATGCGGCGCCTCGGACGGGAACGCGAGCGGAGTCGCGCTGGGCGGATACGCGCACTTCATCAATGTGGCCGGCGCTTACAACTACGTGCATTACCAGCTCGCGACGGACGGCTCGGGAGACATCGCGACGGCGTTAGCGGCGCTGGTAAACGCGGGCAGCGGGAACCCCTACGTGGTGGCCGCGGCGGCCGGCAACGTGGTGACGCTATCGGCGCAACCGGGATTGGTTGGCGCGGACTGCACGGCTTCGGACGGCAACGGGCCGGGCGTGGTATCGATTACGCAAGAGACCTGCACTTTGGCGTTTTCGATCGCACTGGGAGCCGGGAACACGCACTACGTGGAGATAGGCGCGGCGGTCTACACGTACCTGCAAAGGGCAGGCGACAACAACCTGGCAATCACCACGGCCCTGGCGGCGTCGATCAATGCATCGGACCCGAATGCGACGGCGGCGACCTCGGGTGGAAGCGGCTTGGTGCTCACGCCGAAACTGTTGACGGTGTACTCGGAGGCGGTAGTGGCCTCGGATGGGCCGGCGCAAGGCGGCGTACTGCTTGAGAGCGGGTCGCGAGGGGCGGTGGCGGGCCAGTTGGTTACGCAGATCAATGCCAGCGGTTTGCTTTCGGCGGTGCAGAGCGGGAGTACGTTCGCGGTTTCGACGGCGCCGGGGCGCGATGGAAACGGGATTGAACTGCTGGCGCTATACAACTGGCCGAGCGGAGCGAGCGCGGGGGCGCAACTCTATCCGACGGGGAGCGGGTCGACGGCGAGCGGACAAACGGCGAAGCTGACGGGCGGGGCGGATCCGACCTCGCTGCATTACCACCTGGACTTCTCGGGGCTGGGCCTGGCGAGTTGCCGGCAGATATGGCTGACATTGGCGCCGTGGCTGACTTACGACTCGGGCGCGGCGACCCCTTCGCTGGTCGCATTCGCGCCGACGGAGTTTTCGGCGGTGTTCTCGAACTGGACGGTGGCGGATACGGCGGGAGTGACGCAGCTGAAGATCGCCGGGCCGGGAAGTGTGACGATCGGGAGCCGGGACGCCTGGGCAAGCTACGTGGGGGCGGGCTGGACGGAGGCGGCCGGGTTCTACTTCCAGGGCTTCGCGCGGCAATCGAGCAATGCGGGCGACGTGGTCACGGTGGCATACTCCTGCCAGTCGACGCACCACGTATACCTGGGGACGGCGCTGGGGAGGGCGGGCGGCGAGTTCAGCGTCTCGGTGGACGGCGCCGCGGCGGCCACAGTGAACACCTATGCGCTGGAGGTGGCTGCGTTCGCCGGGCGCAGGTCTATTGCCACCAATGTACCAGCCGGGGTGCATGTGGTGACGCTGACAGTGGTCAGCGGAACGTGCCTATTCGACTATCTGCAAGCGGCGGTACCGAGCGATCCGGTGGCGCCCGGTGCGACGCATCCGCATTTAAACGGTGCGTGCGATTACGACACGGATCAATCCTATAAAATCCCGCCGGCGCGGCTGCTCTGGATACTCGGACAGCTTGGGTTCCAGGGAGACATCGATTTCTACTCCGGCGTTTTCTTCGGTTTGAAGCGGGTAAGAAATGGCGGCGATTTTCACCGGGCGACGGTAACGATCGCGGGGCCAATCGGGACGGGGACCGGCAAGGGCGACGGGGACGCGTACTTCTTCACGATTGGGGCGACGAACCTGGGGGCGGCGGCCTATCCGGCGGACACACTGGCGACGCTGGCGCAACGGTTGGTGGATGCGATCAACGCAACATTCGTGGGCGTGTGCGCGGCGAGCGGCTCGACGGCGGGGCAATTCACCGTGACTTCGCTGACCCCGATCAACGGCTTCGCGATGACGGTAACGGCCGCGGTGGGATCGACCGGAACGATTGCGATGACGGGCGACGTGGGGATCGGCAATGAGGGGACGTGGGCGGTGGACGCGTCGCAGGCCTCGCCATTGAATCGGGCATTTCGGGATTACCTGGCGGACTTCGCGGGGCTGGTGAAGGCGGCCGGGCAGACGATGACGGTGGCCTTCTCGCAGGAGCTGCTGGCGCCTCCGGATGCGAACACGGCGGGGGGCGGCTGGGCGCAGCGCTTCGCGGATGGGACGACGGTGCTGACGGACACGGGCTTCGGAAGCTGGGGCGCGGGAGTGGTGGAAGCGGTCGCGGCGGGCGTCTATCAGCAGACCGGGCACGGGTACATCACGGGGAACACGGCGCATTTCGCCAGTGCGACGGCGAGCGGCGAATGGGCGGTGGCGGTGACGGACGCGAACCACTACACGCTGGGGAGCGAGATCGCGAATTCGGGCGGGTATCTGCCGGCGGCCGGCGATGGGGTGCTGATCGACCTGCAGACGAGCCAGTGCACCTTCAATCCGGGGACGGTGACGGCGTACCTGGCGAAGTGCTATGTGCAGGCGGCGAACATCCTGGCGGCGGCGGGCCTCGTTCCCTGGCTGCAATTCGGCGAGGTCGGCTGGTGGTTCTATTCGGAGCGGATGAGCCAGGCGGTGGGATACGCGAGTTTCACATCGCCGATTTCAATCGGGACTGTGGCGCCGCACGGATTCGCGACGGGCCAGACGGCGATCCAGGCCGGCATCAAAGGGAACACGGCGGCGAATGGGACGTGGCCCATCGTGGTGACGGACACGACGCATTACACTCTGACGGGATCGAGCGGGAACGGGACGTACGAGGCGGGGACGGGGACGGCGAGCGGCGGCGGGATGGCGTACTACGACGCGTGGGCGCAGGCCTCGGCGCTGACGGGATTGGGCCGGGCATTGGCGAGCTTTTGGACTCAGGACGACGATCCGACGGTGAACGGGGGCGCGGATGCGTGGTGGCTGGCGGGGGCAATCGCGACGCATATCGCGACCATCACGTCGGCGGTATTGGCAGCGCAGAGCGGGGCGCAATTCGAGTTGCTCTATCCGCAGGACGTGAACGCGGCCGCGTGCTACTACACGGACGATCTGCCATATCCGCAAGGCGGCCGGCTGAATGCGGCGGTGAACTTCCCGGTGGCTTACAGAGCGCAGAGCGGGAGCGGATTGAACCGGCTGAAGATGGAAGGCCTGAGCTGGGGATCGAGGTATCGCAACCTGACCAACGCGCGGACGGCGATCGGGTTCCCGACCGGGGCGCCGTGCACCTGGCCGGCGGCGGCGGTGGCTTACCTGGTGCCGATTTTCAACGGCGGGTGCCCGTGGCCGGCGGAATACCTGGCGGCGATCGAAGCGGGAGTTTCGACGGTGAATGTGTGGGCGGTGGATCATCTGGTGCTGTTGGACTGGCCAGTGCCGGCGCGGGTGGAAGCGAGTTTTGGGGTGGTGGAATGACGTTCGATCCGACGACGCGCTACGGGCTGGTGCGGCAGGTTCTGACCGATCCAGAGATCTACGATTACATGACGGACGACTTCGCGCCGGCGCGCGAAGAGTTCCAGGTGAACACACATTCGGACATCCGATACGTGCGCGTCTACGACGGGTTCGATCTGCTAGGGCTCTTCTGCCTGTTCCCGGAGAACCAGATCTGCTGGGCGGCGCACGTGGCGCTGTACCGCGGGCTGCACCCGGAGAAGGCGCGGCGGATTGGACGCGAGCTGGTCGAGTGGCTGTGGGAGAACACGCCGTGCCGGCGGTTGATTGCGAGTGTGCCGGCCTCGAACTGGGCGGCGGTGCGCTACGGGCTCGACGCGCAGGGCATGAATTTGGAGCCCTACGGGATGAATTCCAAGTCGTTTTTGAAGCACGGCAAGCTCTGGGACCAGATGTTGATGGGCCGGAGCAAGCCAGGGGAATAGACCAATGCCGTCCATCGTGACATCGATTATCGGAGGGATACAGGGGGCGAGCGCCTCGCACAACGCGGCGAACGCGCTGAGCGGCGGGTACAACGCGGCGGGGCAGACCGTTACGAATGCCGCGGCGGCGGTGAATCCGACGCTGACGACGGCGGCGGCGACGGGCGCGAGCGAAGTAACGAACGCCGGCGGCGCGGTGACGACGGCCGCGAACACGGCGGCGAACAACGCCACGACGGCGGCGAACACGGGGATAGCCAGTCTGAACCCGTATGCGGTGAATGGGGCGAATGCCACCAACGCGCTGAACACGGGGCTGCAGGCGGGCGGGGCGTTCAATACGCCATTCACGGCGAGCACGATGGCGTCGATGTCGCCGGGGTATCAATTCCAACTCCAACAAGGGCAACAGGGAGTGGCACGGCAAGCGGCCGCGGCGGGGCTGAGCGGATCGGGCGGAGCGATGAAGGCGATGGACGCCTATTCGCAGAGCTACGCGGGCACGGCCTATAACAACGCGTTCAACCAATATACGCAGCAGCAGCAGAACCTGTTCAATAACACGAGTTCGGTGGCCCAGCAGGGGCAGCAGGCGAGCACGACGCAGGCCGGACTGGGAACGAACGCGGCGCAGTATGGCGGCAACATCAACACGGCGGCGGCGAACACGAACGTGGGAACGGCGGAATACGGCGCCGGGATGAACTACGGAGCCACGGCGACAGCGGCGCAGAACACGTTGAGCGCGGCGAACTACCTGGGGAACACGCAGATCGGGGCCGGCCAGGCGCAAGCGCAGGGAGACATCGGAGCGGCCAGCGCCTGGAACGGAGCGCTTAACTCGATCGGGACGGCGGGGAACGCGCTGGCGACGGGCGGCACGAGCCTGTTCAGCAATCCGTTCGCGAGCGGCGGGAGCACGGCCAGCTATGGCTCGATGGCGCCCTCGAGCTATGGGATGCCCGCAGTGGCGAACAACGCGGGGTACAGCTACGGCGGCGCACCTGGGTACAACTACGGGCAGACGACGTATTGAGAAAGAGATAATCCATGCCTGTTGAAATGGCTCCTCCGACTTCCTTTAGCAACCTGCCGCAGATTCAGGGCACGGAAAACCCGAATGCCCTGCAAGGCTTGCAGGTCGGGCAGCAGTTGAACCTGCAACGGCAAATGGCGCCGATGCAGGTGCAGGGCGCGCAATTGCAGTTGCAGCAGCAGCAGATGGATATGCAGGACCAGGCGAACATGCGGCGGGCCTGGATGGACTCGGGCGGCGACCTGGACAGGATGCAGACGCTGGCCACGAAATACGGCGTGGGCCCGAAGACCATGATCGCGATGAATCAATCGATCCTGGCGCAGAAGACGGCCATGTCGACGCTGACGAAGGACCAGCTCGGGAATCTCACCGAGAAAAACAACATGGTCAAGCCGGTGATCGACAACATCCTGGCGGAGAAGGACGACGCCAATCTGCCCAACGCGTGGGCGGCCGGGGAGCAAGCGCTTATCAGCCGCGGCATTCTGAAGCCGGGCGAAGCGCAGCCGTATCCGGGGTCGCGCGAAGCGATCCAGAGCTACTCGAATACGCTGGTGGCGCACGACCAGCTCGCGAAGGATCAGACCGCGGGGGCGGCGGCCGGCCGGGCGGGGGCCATGACGAGCGAGGCGGCGACGGCGGCGACGAGAGAGGGCGCCGAATTGCCGGGGCAGAAGGCGGCGGCGGCGGTAGCGCAGCGCGCCAGCGCATCGCAGTTGCTATCCGGGATTGCACCGGGGCCACAGGCGCGGGGCAGCTACGACCAGGCGCGGGACAGCTACATCCAGGGCGGGGGCGATCCGATCGCGTTTCCTCCATCGGCCGCGGCATTCGACGAGACGGGCGCGTGGAAGCCGGGGATGCAGGGGATTGTGCAGCGTTCGGGAATGACTTCCGAGCAAAGGACGCAAGCGGACCAGGCGGCGGCGAACGCGGCCAAGCAGATTCCCGGACGTGACGTTCCGCTGCCTGCGGACGTGGAAGCGCAGCATGTCAAGATCGCGCGCGAGTCGCGGCCGGCACTGCAGACGGCGGTGCCGGGACTCGGCGGAGGGCCGGGCCCGGACGCCTCGAAGCTGACGGGCGAGGAGTATCTGAACACGCTGCCGCCGGGAACTGCGGCACAGGTGCGAGCCATCAACGAAGGGCGGGCAGTCATGCCGTCGGGCTCGACAAGAAGCCAGGCGGCGATTCAGATTCGCAACGCCGTGTTCCAGGCTTATCCGGGGTACAGCGATCAGGCCTCGCAAGTGAGGAAGGCATTCACGACGGGACCGGACGGCCGGAACATCGGCGCGCTGAATACGGCGACGGTGCACCTGGATCAGTTGAGCGACGCGGCGACGGCGCTGAAGACGGGCGACGCGCAACTGATAAACCGGGCGATGAACGCGCTGAAGACCTCGTTTGGAGCGGCGGCGCCGACCAACTTCGAGGCGCTGAAGAATGCCGTGGCGGGCGAACTGGCGAGTGCGCTGAAGGGGAACGCAACGGACCCGGAGATTGCCAACGTCGCGCGGAGCATACAGGCGGCGAATTCGCCGGCGCAATTGTCCGGGGTGGTGGAAACCAACCTACACGTGCTGGGGGCGAAGCTGAGTACCTATCAGCAGCGATACCAGCAGCAGATACCGGGGGATCAGGCATGGAACCCGATTCTGCCGGCGGCGCGCGGGGTGTTTCAGAAACATGGTTTCGATCCGACGGCCGCGGCGGGGAATCAGGGTGGCGGAAATCAGGGGGGAGCGCAGACGCCGAAGTTCAACGTGGGCGATTCGGTGATGTACCAGGGCAGAGCGCATAAAGTGACGAGCATCGATCCGCAGAGCGGAAAGCTGACATTGGCGCCATAACATGGGAACGCTTCAAGTAGATCCTTCGCAAGTGCAGGCGATCCACGTCGACCCATCGCAGGTGCAGGCGATGCCGAAGCAGTCGGCCGCCTATGCGCCGGCGGCACCGCAGACGTGGGGCAACCTGGGACACGCGGTGCTATCGAGTGGCCTGGGCATTCTGAAAGTGCTGGGGGAGACGTCGCCGCCGGCGCTGATGGCGGAAGGGGTGAAAGAGACGTACCAGGCGGTGACCGGCCAGCATGTGGACACGCCGAAGGTAGTCCAGATGGCGCTAGACCTGCTGAAATCTCATGCGGCTGAGGCGCAGCAGGCCTACCAGGCGGCGCAGAACGGGCAGTATAGCGAGGCGTTGGGGCACTCGCTGGCGGCCGTGACACCGATGGTGGGACCGATGGCGGCGCATTTGGCGACGCGGCTGGCGGGCGCGCCGCCGGCCTACGACAAATTCGGCAATGTGGTAACGCAGGGGCAGCATCCCGACCCGACCGGCGCGGTTGGCGAAGCGATCCCGCAAGCGGCGCTGGCATTGGCGGTGCCGGCGGCAAGGGCTGTGGGCGAGATCCGGGCTGGAGTGCAGGGCGTGGATGCGAGCGCCGGGGTGGGGGATGCGGCGGCGGGGCCCGGCGTGCCGGCGGCGCCGGCGGCCGAGGCCTCGCCGGTGGCAGCGGCCGACGCGGCGCCAGCGGTCGGGCCGCTCCAATTCAAGAGCAGGCTAAATCCGGTGCAGCAGGACGCGGTGGATTACCTGCGGGCCCACGACGTGCCGCTGAACGCGGGAACGGTCACCGGCAATAAGTTCCTCAAGGGCTTCCAGGCGCTCGCGGCACAAACGCCACTGGGGGCGGGCGTGGCAGGGAAGGCTGCGCTTGCCACCGAGCAGGGGCTGACGCGAGTCGCCGGCGAGCTGACTGAACAGGCGCATCCAAACCCGGCGACACCAGAGTCGGCCGGCGCGGCTGCGCCCGCTTCGCTCAACCGGCAAATTGGCAACCTGAAGCTGCATGAGGATGAGGCGTACGGGGATACATGGGCGACGGTGAACGATCCGGCCAACGCGATCGAGGTCCCGGTGAAGACGGTGCAGCGGCCGATCTACGACGCCACTGGCAAGGACACAGGGCAGACGGAAGCGGCGCCGGTGATGGCGAAGGTCCAGGCGCCGGTCGACGTACGTGGGATCAAGCAGCAGCTCGCGCCGTTCGTGCAGTCGATGGACTCGTGGGGCACGAGCGTAGTTCGAGACGCCAGCTCCGGATACCAGGCGGCCAAGAGCATCGTCAACGGGCCCGACTTCATTTCGGCACAGGATGCCGAGCAAGGGCTGTCGGGACTGAAAACGATGGCCCGCGTGGACAATACGGACCTGCGAAATACATCTCAGGGAATGGCCGCGGGGGTGACCCAGCCCCTTCAGGAGGGGATTGATGCCGCAGTCGCGAAAGCGGACCCGCAGGCGCTCCGTTCCTTACAGGATGGCCGTGCGGCCCACGCGACGAAGATGGAACTGGCGGACCTAGCGGACCAGTTGAAGGAAGAGCCTGTCAAGAATTTCAACAAGCTGACCCTGCAGTACGACACAGGCATCGCCCTGATCCGGAAGATCGATGCGGAAGCGCCGGGCGTGATGCCGCAGATTGGCCGCGCGTTTCTGCAACAGGTATTCGACAAGGGGACGGCAGAGGGCGGGTTCTCGAGAACGATTGGAATGGCCAGAGATTGGGAGAGACTAGGGGACCAGACCAAGGCACTCATGTACCCGAATCCTGGGCTTCGCTCCGGACTCGATAACTTCTTCCTGGGTGCCAAGATGGCGACTGACAACCCCAACCCATCGGGCACGGCACTGGTCAACCAGGCGGGCAATGCGATCGGAGGGTTAACGGGCGTCGGTGGCCTGTACCTGCATAGCCCCTTGGCGGTGGCGGGTGGCGCCGTGCTCGCTGCCGGCTACCAGTTGGGTTGGGGCGCAATAGCAAAGTTGTTGTATTCCCCGCGCGGCGTGCGACTGCTGACCGGCGGGCTCGCGCCGGAGGCACCTGGAGCGGCGGCGTTGCGCCTGTCGCAGATATTGCGGATCACGGGGCCGGATGACGTGAGGCCGATCCCGCCTGGTGGAGGACCGTCTACGCCTCGGGCGGGGAGTGGTGGAGGTGGTAGCGCTGCGGGGTTAAACCCTAAGCCGGGCGGGGCGGCGGAGGTATTGAATCAGGGGCCGGAAGCGAGTACTGTTGAGACACCGATAGGAGCAGCGCATGGCGACAGTGGACCGCAGCCAAACGACGATAGTCTTCCCGTGCAGCACGCTGGAGGAGATCGAGGAGCACCGGCGGTTCAAGGCCAGCCTGGACCGGTCGCGGGAACTCCAAGCCGAACGTCAGCGACAACCATCCCAATCCCAGGCTCCCGTCGCGCCCCTTACCAAGCCAAATATGCCGTAAGGGAACTCGACAGCATCACCACCTCTCACAACGGTCTCAGCTTCGCCAGGAACGAAGGTTTCAAGGGACTGAACGACCGTGACTACACCATCCCGGAGAGCCAGGCGAAGGTGATGTTCGGGTCCGACCCGGCGACATTCGACCCTCGGTACTTCGTCAACAATGGCCCTGACATGGGGAGCGGACCGCCGGCCTGGGACAGTGAAGGGCAGGTGCACGGCGGCAACGGCCGCGGCATGATGTTGCAGCGGATGTACGCCTACAACCCAGAGGGCGCGCAAGCCTACCGGGAGCTACTGATCCAACATGCCGGACTCTACGGCCAAGACCCGGCGGAGATCGCGGCCATGCGGCAGCCGGTCTTAGGGCGCGAAGTGGCGGACTCGGAGACCGCGACCCCGGAGGCGCGGCAGAGGGCGATTACCGATTTCAACGCGAGCGGTACCGCGGATCTGACGCCGGCGGAGAACGCGATGGCGGACGCGCGGCGGGTATCGCAGGCAACGCGGGACGATATCGGGCGGCGGATGAACGCGCTGGGGCCACAGGGGACGTTGCCGCAAGTACTGGGTGGGCCCGGTGGCGTGGATGTGCTGAACAGCATGATCCGCGACGGCGTAGTGAATCAACAGGAAGTGGCGGCGCTGAAGGCGGGGAACACTCTGACAGAGGCGGGGAAGGCGCGGATCTCGCAGGCCTTGACGGGGCGATTTTACGCCGATACGGAGCAGATGGCGGCGACGGTTCTGCCGGTGCGCACGCGGATCGAGCGGATCGCGGGGCCGTTGACCGATCTGGATGCGGACCCGAAGTGGACGTTGACGCCGACGGTGCAGGGCGCGCTCGAGCTGCTGCGCGAGGCCTCGGCGAACAAGAACACGCTGGCCCATTTCGTCAAGACGGGTAATATCTTCGGCAGGCCGGGGTATTCGCCGAGGGTGATCGAGATGGCGAAGACGCTGCAATCGGCACCGCTGCCGGAATTGAAGGACGCGGCGGAGATCTACGCGCAAGACGCGGCGGCCGATGGCGCTCCGGAGGGGATGTTCGGCAAGCCCGCGGTACCGGAGCCGGCGGACGCCTTCACGCGGGCGCTGAACGTCGCGAAGCTGAACGCGCAGGAGAGCAAGCTGGTGGCGACAATGCGGAAGCTCGGGGAGACGGCCGACGACGAGCTTTCGGAAGCGGGCAAGGCGACGCGAGAGAGCAAGCTGGAGGCGGCGCGCCAGGCGCTCGTGGACGTGCGGGCGAAGCGCGCAGCGTTATAGAGAGGACTTCGAGGATGCGAATCAACGCGTTAATTTCGAACATAACGAGCGGGACGCCGGTGAACCTGGCGGTGGCACTGGGGCTGGTAGCGAACAATGCGGCGCTGGCTGCGGCGAATCCGATACTGGGGAACCGGATCGACGTGCAGATGGGATTCGGCGCGACGGTGGGCGTGGGCTACTACATGGACCTGGCGAACTTCGCGGCGGGGACGGTGGCGAACAAGGCGACGGCGGGTCACCTGACGCAGCAATTGGCGCCGGGGACGGCGACCGTGCCGGGCGCCACGTGGACGGACGCGGCGGCCGGTATTGGCTTCGGCGCGCCGCGCGACATTACGCGGATTTGGATCGACGTGGCGACGTCGAACAGCCCGGTGGTGGTGAGCGTGGATCTGAGGAACTGAGGGGACGATGAAACGACTATTGCTGTTGGCTCTGATGTGCGCGCCGTGCTTTGCGTTGACGACGGTGCAGGACACTCTGTATACGGCGACGGGGGCGTTTTGCTCGGGGACGCTGACACTGAGTTGGGACACGTTCACTTCGGCGACGGATGGACACACGGTGTACCAGGGCATGCAAGAGTTCCCGGTGACGGGGGCGGTGAACGGATTGACAGTGACGCTCGAGCCGGGGCAGTACACGGCGAGCTATAACATCACGCCATCGGGATGCGCGCCGGCGTACGAGCAATGGATTGTGCCGGCCTCGCCGGCGACGGTGAACCTGGGTGGGGTGAGGAGCATCCTCCCACCGGTGCCATACAGTCTGGTGTCGCCGACCTGGCTGGCGCAGGATGGGGCGACGGTGGGACAGAGCATGTGCTTTCTGAGTTCGGGGCAATGGGGGCCGGGGAACTGCGGCGGGGGAAGCGGCGGAATGACCTGGCCGGCGGCGGCGGGGCTGCCTGTCTACGGGGGATCGAGCGCATGGGGCACGTCGCTGAATGGGGCGAACGGCCTCTATGGAGTGACCTTCGCATCCGCGGTACCGAGCCTGACGACATTGGGAACGGCGGCCACTGCGACGCTGGGGACGAGCGGGGCGCAGGTGCCGCTATTGAACGGGGCGAACACGTGGAGCGCGCTGCAGACGGTGGCGAGCGTGACAGGCGCAGCGGGGGTGGTGGATCTCTCCGGAGAGGCGCATACGCGGCCGGCGATTGTGGTGGCGACGGCGGGGGCGTTGCCGGCGACGTGCGCGGTGGGCGAGCTGGCATTCGTGAGCGGAGCGACGGCCGGGCAACAGATCTACGAATGCTCGACCGCGAACGTGTGGACGCAGCAGACCGGCGGCGGCGGCGGCGGTGGATCGGCTCCAGTGTTCGGCGCATATGCGAGCCGGGGAACGTGCACGAGCGGCAACGTGGGGCAGATGTTCTTCGCCTCTGAGATATCGAGCAAGAAATGGATCTGCGATGGCAACGCATGGCAGCCGGTGGCGTTCGATATGCAGGTGGTGGAGCCGACGACGCTCACCTGGGCGGCTGCGGGCGAGTCAACTACGCCAACGATTACCTCCGTCGCGGGGGCGCTTGTCG